TAAAGATAGACATGGAAGTACATGGAGAAAAAACAAAAGAAGATGCAATAAGGTGGGCAAGTATGAATTGGGATGACCATATAACCCACGATGATATTGAAATAACCGTTGAGGAATAGCATGAAACAAAAATACTTTTGGTATGGGGTCATGCATGGACTGAAGTATGATTACGTCTTAATAGCAGAGACAGAAGAGGATTGTCTCAAGCAGATGAAAAAGCAATGGTACTGGTATAGAAAATATTGGAAGCGAGGACAAGAAGACTGGACATTCAAGGATGCAGTAGAGTATCACGGATTCTGGTTGCCACAAAAATTTAAATGGGGCGAACCCATAAAAACAGGTTAGGAGGAATAGTAATGGGATCAATAATTGAATCAACTCAATATCATACAGTAGCAATCACTGTAAGAACTGATATAAAAAATGGACAGAAATCCAAAGCTAAACGTAGAAATACTATGATATTAGATAAGGTAGCAGAAAAACTGCCGGAGCTATGGCTGACACGCCCAATCCATAAGTTCACACCTTATACGGTAGATCTACGTGTAGAACCACATCATTACATAGATACACACGAGGAATGTGATTGATGAAGCTAACTAAGGATTGTTCTTCATCTTTGGATGGCGAAGAATGGAAAGACTGTACATGTGAAGATCATGAATGCCATGATTATACATGTCATGGTATGTACAAAAGAGATAATGGGTCACTGAATGATTACTACTACTGTGGTATGTGTGGCTATCTATTACAGGTAGGTTAAGGAGAGACATGAAAAGTGACATTGAATTACTAAACAACCTAAGAATGGGATGGGGTTGGGAGTGTACTGGAGGATGTGGTAAGCACGAGATGAACTGCAATGAAGACTGTTGTCCTGAAGACCCTGATGAACGAGACGGGTTCTGCATGAAGGATGACATGACTGCAATGGCAGAGAGACTTGGATTATATTGGAACAAACCATTAGAAAAATTTATAAAGAAAGGATAAGGGGGTAAAGTTGAATGCTGATTTACGTACCGTCTCAATATGCACGGGAATCGGAGGACTCGAACTTGGAATCAAGACTGTTGCAAAAACTAGAACAGTCATGTATGTGGAAAACGAGCTTACGGCAATCCAAATTCTGGTCAAAAGAATGGAAGAAGGGAACCTTGAAGTGGCTCCTATCTGGTCAGACCTCAAAACATTCAGAGGAACAGACCTTCATGGACGAGTGGATCTCCTCGTTGGGGGATTCCCTTGCCAACCCTTCTCAACGGCAGGAAAAAGAAAGGGTGCTGAAGACGAAAGGAATCTCTGGCCAGAAGTCAGAAGAATCGCAGAAGAACTCGGACATCCAACTCTCTTTCTTGAAAACGTCAACAGTATCACAGAGTATTACTACCATACGATCAGACCCGAACTACAAGAAATGGGTTACAGAACTACGGAAGGACTATTCTCTGCGAGAGAAGTTGGCTTACCACACCGTAGGCAACGACTACTCATGCTTGCCTGTGTATCAGACACAGACTATCTCGAACCCTACTTACTATCCAACTCCAACAACACAGGAGATAGCACACGAGGATATAGAACTGAACAAGACGGGGTTGAGACGCATGACAAAAGACAAACAAGCTTCCTACTACCTCAATCTACAGGACAGAGTGAGGTTGTGGAGGACGGCATCAGCATCGGATGCCAAGGGGGGGAACGAAGACTTAACGAGAAAGGAATTGAAGGGAAAGAATCCGAGGATAAAATTATCCCAACAAGTAACTCACAATGCAATGATGAAGAGGGGGTGGCCG